CGCAACCTCAGCTCGAATCGCGCTAGCTCTATGTTCTTCTGCTCTTGCCTTTTCCTGAGTTGCTTTAAGACTAACAACTCTGTCCGAGTTAGTTTTGATCTCGAGTTCAAGCGTCTTAAGACCCTCAGTTGTTGTTGAGATAGTGGAGGTGGTATTGGAGGTCTGTTCCTCTTTGAACTCCTCGTCAATGTCTTGTCCGCATGTGGGGCATTCTTCGGTTGTTTCATAAAAGTCTAGTTGCTTCCTCAGTTTTTTTATCTTGGTCTCTATCTGACCTTCAAGGGTGAGCATCTGCTGAACTCTATTCGACAACGCCTCTATGTTAGAACATTCCTCAGTTAACTCTAGTGCACGAGCTCCAACTTCTGTTAGCTCTAGTGAGAGTTTCTGTATGTCTTGCTTCTTTAGATTAATCTGATCACGAATCTTATCCAGGTGCTCTTGCTTATCTTGATTTACCTGTAGTATATAGTCTCTCTGTACTGATATTTTCTCTTCGACAAGATTTAATTCGTATTCAATTGTTTGTAACGTTGATCTATTATCTGATAACTTGTCTTTGAGAAGAGATGCCATTGTACTAAAGATCTGTATGTCGAGTAGATCTTCAATGACTACTTTCCTATCTGCAGTACTTAGTTGCATGAACGGTACAAAGTTTCTTGATCCGAGAACAACAATCTGTGTGAATGACTTGTATGTCATCTTAAGTATTTGTTGCTCTAACACTTTCTGATAATCTTTGGTGTGAGCATCCTGGTTAAGTAAATCACCATTCTGATACACTTCAAATTTTCTCGGTGCGTGGCCTCTTACTACTTTGTAAAAGTTGCCACCAGTACTAAACTCCACCTCAACCACAAGGTGCTTTTTATTAATGCTATTGACTAGCTGGGGATTGTTTACCTTACGGAATGGCTTCATGTATAAACCATACGATAACGCATCCAAGAACGTTGACTTACCAGCCCCGTTCTCTCCAATAATTAATGTGTCTTTATGTTTGTTTAATTCTATTTCTGTCCAGTTGTTGCCGTAGGACAAAAAGTTCTTAAACCGAACTTTCTCAAATACTATCATAATTTAACTAACTTGTAATGATTCTGAATATAACTCTCTTAAGAGTTTCTGTAACTCTACCCTGTCGTTCTTGATGTCAAGATTGGTAACATAGGTATCCAATATAGTGAGTGTGTCTTCAGCCTCATCTACAATGTCCTCATCGTCTTCTAAGTCCAAATGTAAGTGGTCTTGAACTACTTGTATGTTCATAGGATCCACCCCCTCTAATTTTTCAATGAACAAATCAAACAACGTAGGGTTGTCTTTGTTCTTAATGATGACTTTAATTGCACAACCATTGTATTGGTTAAAAGTTTCTGTCTGTGCTAACAAGCCATGCATATCTAGATCTGTATCATCGTACCATACTTTGTGAAACATTGTATGTGGGTTGGGTACAAACTCAATAGTTCTAGTCAGTGTGTCAAGGATATGAAATCCTTTCTGGTCGTTGTAGTCACTCCAGGTCATCTCATATGGACATCCAAGATAGTTTACATTACCAGTCGTGCTCTTGTGATGATAATGTCCACTGCACACTAACTCAAACTTCTTAAGCCAATGATCACCTATACCGTGATCCATGAAGCCACCTTTATACATTTGATATCCAGCAAGCTCTAGGTGACCTAGTAGAATCTGTGCTGTTGTGTTGTCTGCTTTCACAAACGTCTCTTCTTCATTAGCATCACATATCCATGGCACTAACATTATTTCTGTGTTGTCTACTTCTATCACATCTGGTTGGACGTATGTTGTTATATTATCATACTCTTCCAATAGAAGATCAATACTGTTTACTTCAAGAGTGTTTTTATATACTGAGTCATGGTTGCCGACAATGACGTGTAGCTTGATACCATTGTCGGAAAGAGGCTGAAAAAACATCTCTTTAGCCCTTTTAAGACTAGTAAAACTGATATACTTACGACGGTCAAAGGTATCACCAAGATCAATGACAGTATCAATACCACGAGCAGATAGCTCTGGAAAGAATACATTAGTATAGAATCGCTCAAAGTGATCGTGGATTCTTTTTGAATCATTTCTAGCTCCAAAATGTTGGTCTGTTATCAGTGCAATCTTTGCCATTACTTCTTGTCGTCCTCTGTTTCTTCTTTGTCCTCCTCGACAAAGTTTTCTAACCCTTTCTTCTTCTTACGAGCCTGCTTCTTCTCTTCTTCTTTACGTTCGAAGTTCTCAACGAAGTCTATCATGTAAGGGGTCTCGAGGTTTACGTATGCACTTTGGTCACCTGAGTCAGGTCCCGATTGTCCTTGAGTGGCTAGCTGGTCTAGTATCAAACTTCTTTCTAACGATTTATGTTTGATGTATAGTTGCTTCTTCTCTCTCTGGATCCTTCTTAAGAATGCATAGTATATTATCTGAGTAAAGTAGGCAAACGGATTGTCTGACTTTTCAGGGTTAAAGTTACCGATATAGTTGATACAGTTTTCTATTCCGTCACTGATCATCTCATCTCGATAAGTGTAGTTGATGAAGTTAGGTTTAGTAGACAGTCTTGTAGATATCTTAAGTAGACATTCTCCAATGTACTCTGGTACTCTTGGTCTACCTGCACCCGACTCTTCAGCTTCCTTGACTGAGTCAAGGTATATTTTCATTTCTGCAAACAACTTCTTATTGTCTACATAGTGTTCTGATTTTGCTCTTGGCATTAGTGTATTGTAGTATTAGATGACGAATCTGTAAGTACATCTTCTAACACATCTTCCTCCATATTTAAGTTGGCTTCTGAAAGCTCATCCAATAATTCTCTGAGCCTCCCTTTGTCGCTTAGGGGAATGGGTCCTGTCTTGTTATCAACAAAATCCTTGTAGCTTTGTATAGCATTATCCTCTAACTCGTATTCTAAAGCAACGACATTTTGCTTTTTTATTGTGGCTTTATTGTTCTTTGTGAACATTAACCAGTGTGATACTTGCATATAAGGTCCAATACTACTATTGTTTCTGTTTACAAGTACTGGCTTATGTAATATAATCTCTGTAGGGTTAGGTGCTTCTTCCACAATAGCTATCAGCTCCTCACCGTTCAACAATTTAATCACTGCATAGTTCATTTCAAAGCAACCTTATACATCTTATAGTCAAACTTTTCTTCATTATACATCCTCAACCTTTCACCGAAGTGTTCAATAGTGTAGTTCTTCTTTGACTTCCATATAAGGTTGTCTGCAATATCAAACAAGGTGGCAATCTCTTTGTCGTCTCCGGTTCGTAAACCTCTTCCAATAGATTGCAGTACTCTGATCCTCGACTTGGATGGGGAGCAAAATACAATATTGTGTAATCGTTTAATGTTGATCCCTGTACTAAAAGTACCAAAGCTAGCAACAATGATAGCGTCTTGTTCTTTCTCCACGATGTGTCTAATTTCTTCTCTCGCACTTCCTGCTACCTCTCCACTTACAAAAAATACTTTCCTGTCTTTCTCAACTGAATCCTTGAGAGTTTTTACAATGTCCTTATACAAAGGCTTGCCGTGTTTGTCGACAAATTGAAAAAGCATCAGCGTGTTACCTTTAAGACTGATACCAAGATTTCTCAGGAACCTATTTCGTGACTCGTTCCTAACTAAAAAATCTACCTCGTCTTGATATTTGTCTTTAGAGTGAATCTTTTTTATCTCATCAGGGTATTGAAGCTCAATACATTTAATGTTAAATTTTGACAGGGTACCTTTCTTAATAAGTTCCTCTGTAGTCGTTACTTTCTCTACTGCACCAAACAATCCTTCGAGAACTAATTTGTGTGTAGTTGATCCATCTAGTGTACCTGTGAATCCATATCTATACTTTGTGGTGTCTAACTTAGTCATAATGCTTGTAAGCGATTTGCTTTTGAATAGATGAGCTTCGTCCCCTACCACAACATCAAACTGCTTAAACCAGTTCTTAGGCATTTTGTATATCGATTGCCAAGTACTAATCGTAACATCATGTTCTGTCTCTTTCTCTACCCCTGCTGTAATACAATGCATTGGTTTATCATAACCATACGAATCAAAGTCTCCAGCCATTTGTTGTACCAGAGATATGGTTGGCACAATAACTAATGTTCTTTTCTTTAGGTACCTGGTTATCAGATAGATGATAAGAGACTTACCACTTGCCGTAGGTGACAGCATCATTGCTCGTCTTTTCTTTATGGCATGGCAGAACGCGTCTAGTTGGTAGTCACGGACGTCAAATGGTAAGCCAATCTTTTTACAGAATGTCTGTGCTTCTGCTAGTGAGAATTCATCATCTGCAAACTTAGGATCTGTTACTAAATTGTAACCTCTCTCCTCTGCAAACTTCTCTACGTGCTTTAACAGACCACTGTATATTCTTTTAGTCTGTGGATTGAATAGACGTATCTTTCCATCCCACATTTTGTTTCTAACTTGAGGCATGAATTGCATACCAGGAACAGTGAAAGTAAAGTAGTCCTGTAACTCCCAACAGGAGCCACCGTCGCAGTCAACAGTCATGTAGACCTCGTTTACTTTTTCTGCTATAAGAGTTTCTGGCATTAGATTCCTACTTTAAATTTTTCCCATGATACTGCTGCATTGATATTGAATCCTCTATTGTTAAGAGACTTGATGATTGCTTCCAGGAAGTCTACCTTCTCTTTCTGATAAGCTAGTTTTAGATTGTTGTCTATCCAGGTTTGGTTGCTGTCTATATGGATGCCCATGTCTGCTTTGAGAATGATATTATTAATCTGCTCCCATCCTCTGTCAGTCAACTCCTCATAGTCCATGTGACCTTGATAGTAAGACCACAAGTCTTTATACAGGGCCTTGCTTTTAAATTCCATTTGCCTGAGTATAAGTCTTTCTGTTGAGTAAATTTTAAAGTATGTACTATGGATCTGAGGTATCTTAATAGCCTCATTACCCAACTCGGTTCTATCTATTATAGAATCCTTACTCCATAGTTCTTGTATTTGTTCTAGCGTCATTTTTCTTCTCAAAATATAATCTAACTGTTGCCTTCCTTGCTACTGCAAAAAAGAACAACACACTTGTACAGGCTATTGTAGTCTGTAACGCATTAAAAGACAACGAGAAACAGATAGAGATGATAACAAAGTTAAGAGGTGCCATAATGACAGTCCCAACTGCAGTATCAACTATCGCTTCCTTGATTGCTAATTTCTTTTTTAGGTTCACCCACACTCCATTCTGTAACGGTCGAGACTCTAAACGATCTCCAAGCCTTCTTATCCAACGACCATACAGCAACGTGATCTGAGTCTGGTCCTATCTCTTTGATCTCTATTGGAACACCTGCTTCTTTTAAAAGAGCAGAGTTGAGTGTGCAAGGCATCACTCTTATCTCATCAGTATTAATTTTCTTAAAGGTCACTGTGACAATGCCTGCCTTTGCAGACTTTACAAATTCACTTACGTTCATAATATATTTCCTTTGCGTTCTATACGCTTATGATTTCAAATTTTCTGTACTTAAACGTGCAAGTACATTCAACATAATCGACATCTGACATAGTAGTCATGAATGGTACATCTGATAGTGAGTTAGGGAAGCAGTCAATAAACTTAACTTCCTTGTTAGGATTCATTGCACTGTTATTAATAATCAGCGAAGCATCACTAAACACTCTATCGTCACTCATCGGATTGGAAACTTCATTAGCCCATGCTGTCGCATCTCCGAACTCGTCAACTCTCAACATACTTCTCATCCAACTGTACAGTTCCATGTAGTTATCTAAGTTCTCGTCTACTCGGAATGCGATGACTAGGTCACCGAATACAGCTTGGTCACCAGGAAATTGCAACTTGGTGAAAGGTGTAGGTATGGGTGTCTCTCCCATTGTTATAGAGGGAATAGAAACCTGCTGCACAAAGAAGTTAACAGTTGGTATCTTTTTGATTGAAAAATTACCACCTAGTGGTGATAAAAATTGTGTAGTTTTTGGGTTTGTTCCTGCCATGACAGTATTTATAATCCTCTAATTCGTGTTTAAAGTCAACGTGGGATCCTTCATTTAAAGCTATAAGGGGAAGGACCAAAAACCTATCCACTACTTCCCGTAGTGAAATTACTTCTCGATTACAAACTCATTCAACTCAGCTGCGACAGCAATGATGTCCTGCGCATTAATTGATTTTGTTGGCATGGGTTTCTTATCGTCAGGATGATTTTCGTTGTGCATGTAAGCAGCATCGATCTTCCTTTGTAAGTTTTCGATTAATATGGATTGACCCATATGTAGTAAGTCGGCACGGATCTCGTACCCAGATTTTGGTTGTGACATAATTCCTCCTGTGTGTGTGTTAATGTCGGGGATAAGTATCCCACATTATTTATAAAAAGTCAACGCAAAAAAAAAGACCCCGAAGGATCTTTTTCTCGACTGCTTTGCATCGGACTTATATCGTACTCGTTAATCTCAGAGCTCCAGGTAGGGTTGGCCGAAGCGTCCTACTATCTCTTGCTAAGAGAATGGATCCTGAACCGCTAAGTTCTTGTGTCGTTATCAAGCGCAAACCTAATAACCTATCCCTTTCCGACTGCAGGGTTTCACTCCCGTGTTAGCATTAAGCGTTTCTTCATGCTCGCGACTAGCTCAGTCTATATTGATTTGTTCTGTCCCACCATATTATCTCTTTCCAGAGCGGCCTTCCTCAAGCTGCCGTATGGGGTGTCCACCTTTCTTCTTACCTCTGAGCGATTGATAAAGTCGCCATCTCGTGTAAACTGTCTCGTCTGGTTAGGCATTTGCATTTACCTTTTCTCTTCCAGTCCGGGGTGTCTCCCTCAACATGACCCTATTATACAAACTATTTGATTTGAAGGCAACAGTTTATACAATTTATTTTACCAACCTGAATTTATTTTGTTGTCGAAATGATACTGCTTGCATTCCTTTATAGTCTTAGAGACTCCAGCAGCTACTTCGTTCTTACATTTTTTATTTAATTTGACGGATCCATCTATTACACCAATGGTGCCTGCAGATATTATGATCCAAAATACTAGTGTTAAACCCATACGTCACCTCACTGGACATAAAAAAAGGGAGCCGAAGCTCCCTTTAAAACAACTGTAACCGAAATTACATAATGTTGTTGATAAGTACTCTTCTGTAGTACTTGTTAGAGTTAGCAGCAAGATCGCCAGTAGCGTTCAATGCAGCAGTTCCTCTAGCAAATGGGTTCTCAACAACGCCGTAACGAGTCTTGAATCCGATTTTTGGTTGGAAAGTATCCTCGCCAACTGCTCTAACCATCTGTAATGGTACGTAAGGGCAGTAGAAAAGACCAGCATCAAATGCTGATGAACCTTTATATCCAACTGTCATGTAGTGTACAGACGATTGAGGTGTGAAGTAAGGATCAATATAAACTTTGATTCTTCCGTTCAATACACCAGCAAAAGTATTACCTGTGTCATCTACTTGTAGGTTGTTGCTGTTTAAAGCAGGAGTGTAATCTAATACACCAGCCATTTGAAGTGCAGAAGCAACGTCAGAAGAACATAAAAGGATATTACCTTTTCCTCTTCTTGTTTCTCTTGCAATCAAGTTAGCATCTCTTTCGATTTGGAACATGAGACCTTTAAACTTCTCAACCATCCATCTGCCGTTTGAGTCAACGTCGAGGTCAAAAGTACCAGCAGTTGTGGTATTTTGTTGTGCACCAGGTACAGCAACTAGGTTGACTGTTCTGACGATCTCTCTGTTAATCTCAGCTAAGATTTCAGTTGAAAGAATGTTTGAAAGTTCTGTTTCAGCGTCAAGACCATGAATCGCTTTAAGGTCTTGTGCTAGTTCCATAGAGTATTCAGCTTTAAGTGCTCTTGACTTAGCTGTAACAGCAATTTTCTCGATTGAGAAAGCCATTTCAGCAAAACCAACATTACCTGACTCACCCAATGTTTCAGCCTGATTAGTATCCATACCACCTGCAAAGTTGTAAGTGTTTGATACGCCAGTAGGCTGCTCACCGATTTGAGACTCACCAATGTTGTTAGCGTCGTTGCCAACTTTAGGTGATCTAGTTGAAAATTCTGTGTTAGCTTCGTTATAGAATGCTTCTGCTCCTGCTTGAGTTGCATACTTGCTTCTCATAGCAAAGATAAGACCAGTAGGTCCTGTCATAGGCTGAACACCAACTAAGTCATAAGCGACTAAGTTAGGCATTGCTCTTCTTACTAAGCTGATTAATACTGGATCGTAGTTATCGATACTACCACCAGTAGCGTTAGTTGGTGACTCTGCAAGAAGACCGTTAGGCTGCCAATTGGCTCCTTCTTTTAGACTCTTTTCTGTGTTTTCCAAACAAACAGCAGTTACTGATTTTCTATGACTATCTCCGATGTCGGGAAGGTCATTATGCTCAATAATTGGTTGCCATTTCTGTTGGAGTTGTTCGTACATATATTCCATTAGTTTCTCCTTTAAGAATTTACGAAATTATTTCCTAACAGTACGCGAAATCGCGGCTGCATAATTAGCCATACCAGGACCCTGAGGCTTGACTTCTTCGTCAAGTTCTACTGTGTCTTGATCTTCAACAATATCTTCTGCTAAAGTTTTGGCCGTTCCTTTGTCAAAGTAAGACTCTTTCAAAGTGTTTAACTTCTTGGAGTAATCTTCAACGCTATCATAATCTAAACCTTCCGATAGAGCACGGAGTTTTTCAATTTGGGTATCTGCTAAGTCATTTGTTGACTCTGCAAATATGTTCTGTTTGGAAGCTGAGAATAATTCAGTAGCAATTGAAATCTTTGCTGATGTCTCTTCCTCTAGCTTACCTTCGAGTTCTTCAACTCTTTGTTGTAGTTCTGTGAATACGTCGCTGCTTGCTTCCTCAGGTAACACAACATTGTGTGCTTCCATAAGACCTTTAAGACCGCTCATGAATGATTCAGCAATTTCCACTTTCAATGAAGACTCTACAGCAACCTTATTATCTTCCATCCACTGCTCAGATAGGTAGTTGATATACTCATCTACTTTACCTGATAGTTCTTCTGAAAGATTAGTTTTAGCTTCTGCAAGTTGAGCATCGAATGCTTCAGAATACTGAGTTCCAATTTCTGCAACTCTAGCATTTACTGCTGCTTCAAATACAGTCGTTGCTTTCTCGCGAAGGTCTTCTGCAAGATCCTCACCAAAGATAGCATCGATATCTTCTTTAACACCACCTGAATGTCCTGGAGCTAATTCAGCACCACCAGTTTGACCTGGAGTAGCAACACCAGTACCTTTAGGAGAGTCGCTGACAGATTTGTCTGCTTTTCTCTTAGGACTTGTTTTGCCTTTTGCTGTAATTAGATCTTCTCCTTTAGATTCAGATCCTGATTTCTCGTCTGCTCCACCTGGCTTAGGTGCCGTAAAGCTAGCAGTTTTATCTGCTGGTCTTTTATTGCTTCCTTTAGTTACAGGTTCAGCGACAGCTGAATTTTCACCGCTGGCCTTAAACTCGTCAAGTTCTACTTGTGTCTCGGCCGCAACAGCTTCATTTGTTTCGAACTTATTTAGTTCATTAGCCATTTTTTTTCTCCTCGTTTTGAGTCTAATACGTTATGCTTATTATTTATAATTAATTAATTTACAGGGATTTAAGAAACTTGTTAAAAAACTCAATTTTCCTTTCCTGCAATTCCCTTGCACTTACTCTGCCAGTCTGCTGGATTTCCTCAATCACTTGTTGTGATTGCCAAGATCCGGAAGCAGCATCATAAATCCATTCTACACCTTCCATAACACCATTAACGAAAGCGTTAGGTGCAGAAGGATCAGCAACAATATCACCGGCAGTAGCAAGTTGAAAATCCCCTTGCACTTCATTGATACCTTCACTGTTCTGTTTAAGACTACCCATACCACGACTCGAGACCCCAAGCTGGGCTCCTTCATCAATAAGACTCTTAACTATTTTTCCGTATGGGGTGTCCATGATTTTTGCTTTACCTACAATGTCATTTCCCTCGTTCTTGAGAGACTTGATCATATGAGATACTCTTTCTAAATTGATTGTAGGACCATCTGGATGTCCTAGTTCTCCGTAAGCTCTGTTCTTACTTACGAATTGGTCGTTGTATCTATCTACTTCTTTCTGTAGAGTTTCCATCGGATACATTCTACCATTTCTGTTTTGTATAGCGCCTTGCATGAAAACGCCTTCGATGAAATAGTCTTTGCCATTTCCATCTTTTGCTTCTGTGATTACAGGAGCGATGTCATTAAATGTTACTTCTGATATTAACTTCATATGTTATCCTTCTACTGAAACGCTAGCTGCTAATAAAGTAGCTGCGGATCCAAATACCTCGTCGGTTGGATCTTTCTTTAGTAATACTGCTTCTGCAGGACCAACTGAAATCATACCTTTAACGACTGCACCAGTGGATACTGTGCCAGAGTCTGATACTGTCTGAACTGTTACGTCACCTTTGGTAGATGCATTATTATATATGCGTACCGTAGTAGCTAGATCAATGTTACCAGCGTGAGTGTTGTTAGCAACTAATGCTGCTTGTGAATTCTTTAGTTTAAGTATCTCACTCATCGTCGCCTATCTCCGATGCAATGTCCATTGCAAAGTTGGCAGCTGTATCATAATCGTCTTCTAGCAACTGGTTGAATTGTTTTAGGTTGTCTTCTGTTAAAGCGTCTTGAACAAATGCAATTGCAGATTCATATACTTCTGCATCTTGACCGTCAGCATATGATGCTGCTTTAGAATGGTCCTTCTTAATTGCACCGCCATTAAATACTGCGGCTTGTTCTGCTTCATTTTTAAATGCTGGATGTAGAGGTGAGTTAACAACATCCATATGCTTACCTACGAAGTTCTT